CAGCCTTTGGAGTGATTGTAAGATCACCAACCTTAGCAATGTCATAACCGCCTACTAGGCTATAACGATTCATATCGTTTGAATCTTGAGTATAACGCTCAAATCCGCCTGTTACACTTACTTTGTCATATTTTTGACCTAGTGTAATACCAAAACCATTGCGGTTCGGAGTTTGGCTATAGTCACGTTGCGTGGTTAGACCAAGTTCAACTGCTGAAGCTGAACCTACAGCCACTGCCAATAAAGTTGCTAGTGCAATTTTTTTCATTGTTTACTTCCTTTAAGTTAAATGACTTATACGTCATTGTTTATTATATAGTATTTCTACTATGTGTGTCAAGAAAAAGCGGCTACGAATAGCCGCTTTTGGTAGTTTTGTTTACAAGGTATTTCCTACCCCGGACCGCTGTTTTTTAGGCAGCTAGAGCAAATCTGCTGTCATTAGCAACTGTGTTGCCAGTGAAGCTCATTGCACTGAAGTCATATGTATCTGCGTTTGCATTTACGTTTTTTGTATTTTACGTGACCCCACGTGTTGAGTCGTTATCCTATCTCACCCTGTCGAAACCATGGCAGGCCCATTATAAAACATACTAAAGTAGGACTCGAACCTACATTCCTTTCGGCGACTTACCATTTGCCGCATTCAATATGTTTTATGGTGGACCTGGCGGGAGTCGAACCCGCGTCCAGAATGCCTTACTTTACAACTTTGTCCATTCAAGGACTACAACAATTCCTTACATGAAAACATGTACCAAAACAAATATAACAATTAAAACTGTTACAATGAATTGATACAGTTTCATATTACGCAGGCTGGATATTGCTAGCCTGTTGACCTTTCTGGCCCATAGTTACTTCAAAACTTACACTCTGTCCTTCTTGTAAGCTCTTGAAGCCACTTGAATTAATTTGTGAGAAGTGTGCAAATAAATCTGCGCCGCCATCGTCCGGTGTAATAAAGCCAAAACCTTTGGCATCGTTAAACCATTTTACTTTTCCTGTTACCATTTTACTTTCTTTCCTTGTGTTAAAAATATTTATCTGTGTGTGTATTTAAAATTGATTGTTAAACCAACCAACTTTTTTACCTTCTGCAATGCGTTTTTCATATGCTTCGACACTTCCGGGCCATCTCCAGGCCCAAATTGCCACCAAGCACATAAAGGCTGCTGTGTATAGTATACCACGAGCGGGCACATTTGTCAACCACATGATAGCCAAACTGCTGCTCATCATGGCCAACATAAAATATTTCATCTTGTTTGGAAATACTCTCTTCTCACCCCAATTGGTTAAGAATGGCCCAAACAGTTTGTGATTGTAGATCCAGGCATGCATTTTTGGTGATCCTTTGGCAAAGCAGTATGCCGCAAACACCACAAATATGCTGTAGGGTATGCCGGGTGTGATCAACCCAACATAGGCCATGCCTAGACTAAGAAATCCCAGTATTTTCCAAAATAATTTTTTCATGTTATGATGCCACCACAATGTTAGGCAATGCGGCCACGAGGATGTCTTTATGCAGATTGGGAGTAAATCTTCCGCCTGCTGCTCCATTCAGTGTGGCTAATATGTTTCCGGGTTTGGATTTTCTTGTACTGAGACCACCGTATGGTAGTCCTGGTAGTGCAAAACTCATGTGTATCCACGTAGTCTTACCTGGTAGATATTCTAGCAACAACTGATCATATGGTACATTTTGTTCAATCCATTTAGCTATTTCAAAATAACTGTGTGCAGGTATTCCGCGAAACTGTAGATCGCAGGCCTGGCCAGTACCATGAGCTCCACCTCCGATTGTTGATCCATGTCTGTATGAGTTTGTTATCAGCATCGAAGGATATTTGGCTTTGATAGGCTCTAAGCAATTCTGGGCCAATGCCGCGAGATTGTTGACCACTGCTTGCGGTCCAGAAACTGATGGATGATGCTGTGCCAACTGTGGAACAGTTCTAGGGAAGGTGACATTTTTTATCATCTGTGCTAGAGTTGTGCCTTTGGGAGTCAACACCATGTCCATGGTTATTGTGGCAGGCACAGGAGTAAAAGGCTGACTCTGTTTGGCAGCACTGGCTTTTACACCTTCTGTCTTGGGTTGAGGAGTGGTGGTTAGAGTCTTGTGTTCTGCGGCAGTGATCCTGCCTTCAGACAAAAATCTATCTGCTTGAACTTTGCCTGCGGTGTTGTCGTCATCACCTTCAACGTTCTGCACAGCTGAAGTCACAGTGACCCGTGGCACAGCAGTGGCAGTAAACGCACCCTCTGTGGTGGCCGCATCGTAAAGGGCAATGACCACTCCGTTAGCATAGACGTTGGCAGCATCATATACCGGTTCTACACGACCATTGGTGCCAAATCGCAGCCCTGTAATAGCAGTAAACGGATGAGTATGTGCTGATGGGGTAAACGGTCCGCTGGGGCTGTTCGCCGCTCCGGGACTAGGACTAATTGTAGGTGTTGTAGCAAGTGCCATGAACTATTTAAGCCAATGCAATCCCAGTGGTCTGTTGTATAAATTGGTCAGCAAACTGCTTGTCTGTGGCTTCTGCCACAGCTACCACAGATTTGGCTATTCTTACTTGTTTGCTGGGATCCACGGTAAACAGATATGGCATGAGTGCTGGTCCTTTTGGACTCATAGCGCTAACCATGGGATGCGCTAGTTTGTAGTGCATGATTTGATCTTCTACTAATTTTGCTACCAGCTCTTCTCCGCTGGTTAGTTTAATTGTTATAACTTCACCCACTGCAACACCTTTGTCTATTAACATCATATTTCGCCTTTGCCGAATCCGCCGGCTGTGTTTTCTAAATAGTCTCTTAGTTCTGTGAACCCACCAATCATATTACCGTTGATGATGATTTGTGGCACAGTTCTTGCGTTTGGCACAGCTTCTAAAAGCTCTTCTTTGCTGTAACCATCACCAATTTTACGTTCTTCGTATTTAATACCTCTCTGTGTTAGCAGGGCCTTGGCCTGATCACAATAGGGGCAATTATATTTGCTCCATACAATAGCTGTCATTATATTTCCTTTGTTAATTTGAATAAATCACAGCACCTTTTTTATCAGTGACTCTAACCAATACCATGCCTTTGCGTTTGTATTGTAGAGCAGCACTGATAGCTGCCTGCTCACCGCTGAAGGTGCCTATGACTATCCAGCTTTCGTAAGGTGAGTTGCGTTTGTACTGTGCTTTAAACATATATTATATAGCAGGCAATGCATCGTAGTCAAGATTTTCGCTCATCACACCTATGACATAGTTGGTGCTTTCACTTTCTTGCAGAGCTGTTTGTTTTTTGCTGGTATCTACGTGTTTATTGAACCAAGGAATTGGAGTTGATCTCGGAGCAGTTTGCTGATATTTTATTCCAATTTCTTTAAGTGCAGATACCGCTGTGTAGTCTACAAAGTCTTTGAGAATGTTGGCATTCAACCCAATCACTGGCCCTTTGTTAAACAAATAGTCAGCCCATTCTTTTTCTTCACGGATGACATCAAGATACAATGCGTATACTTCAGACTCGCACTCCAACTTGGCTTCAACAAAACGGCTGTCTTCTTTGACCACTTGGTTGATCAAATACGCAGTCCAGCCTTTGTGTAGCAGTTCATCTTGTAGGATCAATTGAATGATATTTCCATTGCCCATGAAGATCTTGTTTTCTACCATGGCCAGGCTAGTAGCAAAGCTGACCATAAAACGGAATGCTTCTAGAGCATAGCTAGCATGTAAGGCCATCCAGATTGCTCGGATATATTCTTTTTCTGGGATAGTTTCGCCCATCTGTTTGCGGCAGTTGATCATGTGCAGTGCTTCGTAGTAATTGCCTACTGAACTGGCCATGTCTACAATTTCTTTGGTGTCGTGGATAGTGCTGAACACTTCTTTTGGCACGTTGTAGATGTTGCGAATAATGTGACTATAGCTCTTGCTATGAATGTTGGTTTCAAAGAATGTCCAGTTGTAAACCAGTGCTTCCAGTTCAGGCAAACTGATCACAGGTGTAAAGATTTGGCTTGGGCCACGCCCTTGTAAACTATCTAGAGCTGTTTGACGTAGCAGGTTGCTGGTAAAGATGTGTTTGACAGCATCACTGGCTTCTTTGAAGTCGTTGGAATCTTTGGTAAGACTGATCTCTTCTGGTTGCCAAAAGAAACCACGTGCTGTGGCTTCAAAGTCAGCAATTTTTTTATACTTGACTTCTTCAAACCGTTGGATAGTAACTGGACCTGCTGGGTCTAGAAACATCTTGCGATTGAGATAGTCTGTTTTTGTGGTTAGATTATATTGTTGTTTTGACATTTTGTTTTGATCTTTTAGTTAGTTTGTATTCCAGCCAACACCCATCCGCCGGCGGATTTTGATTTAGTCATGTTCCAGACTTCTTCAAATGCCTCGGCTTCTATGCCTGCTGTTTCTTGTATTGTGCCGGTAAATTCCACACTGGCCATGTAATTGACATCAGTTTCTTCTATTCCCAACAGTTTTGCTGACAGTGATATCACTGCTGTTCTATACTCTTGGTTAGCATCTCGATCTGCCAA